CGAGGGCCAGAAGTAGTAGTATTACCAGTAACAGTTCCTGTACCATAAACAAGATTAGGATTAAGACCAGCATTACGTAACCTACGCATCTGCTCATCTGGAGCATTATACGCATTTTCGCGATACCACTGCTCTAAATCCTTCTGATACTTAAGATTAGCTAAATCCCAATTAGCTTGTATCTGCCGATCCGTATTACGTCTCGAAGTTTTAGCCTGCTGCGAAGAATTAAAAATACCAGTAATTCCATCTACAACAGAACCAATAATAGGTATAGAACTTAACCAACTCATTTTAAACGATAAATAAAACTATATCAACATCTTTACTCAAAAAAACAGAATCCCAATCTTCCTTATGCATAAACAAAGAGTCCTTAGGAATTCCATAAATACGAACAGCTGTACAAGGAACCAAAAAAGAAATTTCATCATAAGTTTTCTCAGGAAAAAAAACACATAACAGAAAGCGAACTAGATTATCATTCGCGATAATTTTATCCGGATAAACAGAAAGACCATATAAATCTTTTATCCAAACTTTAAGATCATCCACGTCCTGTGGATGATCTTTAAAAAGCCTAAATAACTTCATCGTACAACAATATTAAGTTCAGTACAACAACCTTTTAATACTAAAGCAACATCGTCATAAAAACGATAATTAACAATAGAAACAGACATACGACCTCGAAGAGAAGGCCGCAACTCTATACCAAAAGCATGAGAAAGAGCACATAACAAATAATCTTCAGAAAGAAACCGAGAAGAAAGAGGAGAATCCTCATCGACGACATCATTAAGAGCAAACAAAATGTGCTTAGCATCGTACTTGGCATCAGGCCCATTGTAAATAGATAACAAAGAAGATAGTTTCATAAAATTTAATTTTTAAGTTTAACTTCAACAATACAAAGATAAAAATAAAAATCGAATATACAATAGAAAAAGTGTTAAAAAAGCATAATTTTCTAAAGCCTAAGGCTAGACCTTCGTCATGTCCATGGGAGGACACTCGGTCTGACGGCAAAGCCGTTGGAATAGAGCCTCTTACGAGGCTGGTGTCAATTGGCAATATAATATCTAGTTATATGTATTGCCAATCTCTTTTTTACCCCTTCCCAACCAACCTTTTTCCCCTATTCTGGGGAAAGCCATTAGAAGCGATTTAAAGGCCGATCTAAGATCGACCTGAACCGTAGTACTACTCAGATGGTAAAACTGCCTCTAAAGCGCCGAAAGCGGCCTGTATGCATGTATTTCTTCTCTGTCTACGTTCTCGCTCACTCCGTAAACTCCGTTCGAGTTCACTTCGACAGATCGAAACACATACAAGGCGGCCGCTAAAAAAAGACAAGCGCCCTAGGGGCGCTTGTGCTAAATCAAAAAGGTAACTCCGGTTCAGGATTCGGCGGATGTTGAAGTCTCTCTATCTTTCTTTTCAGATCGCGAAGAACCGCCTTCTCCTGCGCCGTCAAAGTTACCACTATCTGTTTCCGGAGAGCCGGTCTCTCCTTTATCATCTCGAACAGAGCTACCGCGTCCTCGAGACTTATGTCTTTCAGATAATCGTTCTGCTTCATCATAAATGTCAACTAAGTCTATATCAGGATGTTGTGTTATATCATCATCCTCGTCAAAATCGAGAGAATCAGGATCGTCATCTCCGTCATACAGCAAATTACCATTTTCGGTAAGCGTCATACCGCGAGCATAACGCTGGAGCAATTCTTCAAGCGTAAAAGCCTGACCAGCAACTGTTTCGGAATCCGTATCAGGTTCCGCAAACATTGGCTTATAAGTAAAAGGATTAACTACTATCATTACATCATCGGAGTTCCATACTTCGGCATCAAACGAGACGCTTTCATATTATTAAACACTTGAACATAAAGCTTCTGAATATCAGAGTCCTGAACAGCAAAAATACGATTAGTCTCATCGTCCTGAACATGAATAAACTTATCATTCAAACCAGGAAGTTGTGTAAACAACCTATCCAAAGTCCAGAAATTAAGAGAGTCAACGAAGTCACCAGCAGAACGCGAATTCTTAAACTTATACTCGGCATACCTAGGAGTATAGCCAAAAACATCATTCATCTTATCTCCAGAATCAGGAGAATAAAATAATTCTTTATTCAAAATTTCCTGTTCTCCAAGATGAGCAAACGCAGGAAAATAATAATCAAACTTATTCGTTTTGAAAAACTGCCGAGGCATACCTTGAGAATAAGAAGAACGAGGCACAACTGAAAGGATTCCAATAATCCATCCGTGTTCCTCAAAAAAACGCTGAAACCGATTTATCGAACCAACACTAATACCATAACCAGCCATTTCAGCAAGGGGCGTCTCATTTGAATCCAGAGAAGTAGCAGAAGTCTGAATAACAGCAGAAAAAGAAACAGGCTGACGACCTCCACCAAGATATTCAGGTCTTTGCAAACGAGCATCAGACGACCTTACTCCAAAATGAGAAAGAATCTGTTCGATATAACGAGCTCCTCCACGAGCATTACGCTCTAACCAACGCTGTAAAGCAAAAGACCGACGTAAATCATTTATAGCAACACCAGAAGCCTGTGTTAAATCCGTTTGAAGTTGATTATTAGAGTAATACAAACGAGCGTTAACTTTACCTGAACCAGCCGAATTAGGAAGAGTAAGAGAACCTCCAGTACTAGACAGCTGACCATCTCTACCAGCTTGCCAACGACCACCTTCGTACATTTGTACCTGCGGATTACCAGAAGTTGCAGTATTAACAACAGGTGCAGAACCTTCTAAAGGAATAGAAACTTCAGAACCACGTTGCGGCCAAGGAAGTGCAGAAGTAAAATAATCTTTTTCCCAAGCACGAGTTCTAATAGTGCACAAATTATCAATAGACTCATCATCCGATAACGGAGCGCCCTTACTAATAATCACAGGTTCCTCAATATTCTGATCTCTATAATACTCATTATAAATCAACTGATAAGCTCTAAAAGGAAGAATAGAGCAAACATAAGGATTTTGATTTATAAAATTACGTCCAACAGCAGGTAATCCTAAATAATTTGCAAGAGAACCGGGACCAAAATATTGAGAAGATTTAGATCCAGAAACCGAAAGCATTGGATAAACAGGATTAGCAGTACCGTCAGGGCCACCAGTAATAAAGTCTTCCCATTGATTCCACAAAAGACGATTAGGAACAAAAAAATAATGACAATACACATTAACATGGTGCATAACAGGAGCAAGCATAGGAGCAAATCGAATCATCACATCCGATGAAACTCTAAACTTATCTCCAGGAACAACTTCATCGCAAATAAAAGGAACTAATTTTCCCATGTTCATAGTCATTTTAACCTGATGGCTAAGATTAAAAATATTACGACCAGGTCTTTGTACACGAATAGAATTAAATAGGTTTCTCATAATTTTCTTCCACTTTTAATACGTAATTTTGTTCTATATTCAAGTTCTCGTTCGATTCTGCTGTATTGCTCAAGATCGAGGGGATTGCCGTTGAAATTATCTTCCACAAACTTAAGTAAGCGATCTCGACTTTTAGCTGAACTGCGTTCTCGTAAACTGGACTTTTGATCTTCGTTAAAAATGCGGTCCCGGTAGTAACGAGGAAGCCATTCCGGGTGACCTTGTACAGGTATGGTTGGCGATAAAAGTCTACGGTGTCGTTCAATATTCCGATCGGAAAGATAGGAAGCTCCAATCCCAGGGTGTCGCGATTGGAGGCTAAATGGTCTTCGAGATTTGGTGTCCAAAAACTCCGGCAAGACATAACCACAAACAACATACTTAGCAACATAATTAAGGCGAGCACTATTAATCGGATCGACTTTAACAAATCCTTTTCGCCAACTTGATAAAATTGTTTCATAAACATCAAATTTCTCTACAGGAAAATTAAAAAGAATGATATGATAATGAGGGCGAAGAGTAGTAGGGCCATATTCCGAGCACAAAAAATACCTAATTTTGTCAGGAGCCAACGTCTTTCGTAATCTTTTAAAAAACAATTGACAATCGCGCCGAGA